CCCCAATGAACAAAATTTAGCAGAAGGAAAAGAAAATGTTGAATCTTAATAATGCAGCGGTGTCAGAAGCACCAACACAAGCACGAACACTAATTCCAAACGGCACAGTATGTCGTGCAGTCATTGTCGTCAAAATGGGTGACACAGAAATCCCTGAGTTTGGTAATGGGCTTTGGTTCAAAAAGTCAGCCAATACCAGTGCTAAATGGATGGAACTTGAGTTCACAGTTGTTGGCGGTGAGCATGACAAACGTAAATTTTGGCATCGTATCTTTGTCGATGGTGACAAGATGGGACAAAGCGGTATTCCGTTGGCTAAAGAGATTGGTTTGTCTACGCTTCGATCAATTATCGAGAGCGCAAACAATATTGATCCATCTGATATGTCAGAGGCTGCGGTGCAAAGACGCAACATTAGTGGCGTTAATGACTTGAGTGGCATGGAGATTTGCGCTAAAGTTGGAATTGAAAAAGGCACAGCAGGCTATGAGGATAAGAATAAACTCATGGCAGCAGTGACACCGAACCAGAGAGATTTTATCCCTTCTGGACAGGCACCGATGACGCAAGCACCTGCGGCTCAACCGCAGCAAGCAGCGCAGCCAACATCCGGTGCAGTTCCTAGTTGGGCTAACAAGTAAATCTAGCGGCACAGGTTTTTTCCACACCTGCTAGACCTCGCACAGGGGGGGCGAGGGTCCAAAACCCCCCTCCATCTAGACTAAGAAGTGGATTCGGATATGTTACTGCGCCCCTATCAAGAGGCTGCTATAAATGATGCTTGCAAGGCATTAGATAAGCACAAAAATACAATCGTTGTTGCGCCCACAGGGGCAGGTAAAACAATCATGCTTTCTGCGCTCGTAGGTAAAAGATACGAGGATGGTAAGAAAGTTCTTGTCATGCAGCATAGAGATGAACTTGTGGATCAGAACAAGTCCAAGTTCGAGCGTCTTAACCCATACATCACAACAAGTATTGTAAACGGCACTGTCAAAGATTGGAAAGGCGGCACTGTATTTTCTATGGTGCAAACAATATCCAGAGACAGAAACCTCATGGATCGGCCTGCTTTCGATATGATTGTCATTGATGAAAGCCATCATGCAGCAGCCGACACATATTTAAAAGTTATTGATGCAGTCAAAGAAGACAATCCAGATGCAGAGATTGTAGGCTTTACTGCTACGCCCAACAGGGGCGATGGAAAAGGATTGCGAAAAGTATTTAATAACTGTTCGCACCAAATCGACATTACAACTCTAATTAGAGAGGGTTTTCTTGTACCGCCAAAGTCATATGTGATTGATTGCGGTGTAAACGATAGTCTGAGAAACGTGGCTATTAGCGGTAACGACTTCAACATGGAACAAGTCGAGTCGATTATGAACCGCAAGGTTATCAATCAAAAGGTAGTCGAAGAGTATCTCAATCATGCAGAAGGCAGAAAAACTGTTGTATTCTGTAGCACAATCAAACACGCAGAAGACCTGTTAGAAGAGTTCCTAGATCAAGACATCAACGCAGAAATGGTCACAGGTGAGACCCCAAAGGCAGAGAGGGCGCAAACGCTGCATGATCTGGCTCATGGCGATGTTGAGGTCGTAGTCAATGTATCTGTGCTTACAGAGGGCTTTGATGCTCCACCAGTATCGTGCATCATTCTAACCAGACCATGCTCTCAAAAAGCTACAATGGTACAGATGATTGGGCGTGGCTTACGCACAGTAGACCCAGAAGAATATCCTAATCTAGTAAAAAGAGACTGCATTGTTTTAGACTTCGGGACAAGCATATTGACGCACGGATCTTTAGAAGATGCTGTTAACCTAGAAGATAAGCAAAAGGGCGAGGCACCGCTCAAGCAGTGTCCAGAGTGCGAAGCCGTTGTACCTATGGGTGCAAAGTTATGTCCTATCTGTGGTCATGTATTCGGGGGCGAAAAAGAAGAAAAAGAAGAGCTTCATACGTTTGAGATGACAGAGTTTGATCTGATGCAAATGTCTCCATTCAGATGGATGGATATGTTTGGAGATGAAAGTCTGCGTATGGCTATGGGTTTTGAGGGCTTTGTCGGGGTAGCAAACACATCGGATCTATCAGTTGCATTTGGTAAAAAGTCCAAGGGTAAACTGAAAGTTCTTGCAGTCGGTGGTGGCACACAAGCTACGGCGGCTGCGGACGATTTCTTACGAGAGATCGAGGACGGTAATGCCGCCAAAAAAACAAAAAGGTGGCTAGATCAACGATTAACGGATAAACAGAGAGTACACCTTGCTACTCAGGGGATAAATGTCGAGCCATTTGACTTCTCTTGGACGAAGTATAGGGCAGCTTGTATGCTTAATTTCTTATGGAACAAGCGTACAATTGAGACAACGGTAGAGAGGTATCTATGAAAAAAAATAAATTTCATCCAAAGGGTCTAGTCGGCAATCCAGAAGGAATGTTGATGGCGATGAAATCTGGAA